CACTATTTAACAAACTTCCTCCTGTAATTGCCATAATTTTGTAATTTTAAATTGTTATTTATTGTTTTTAATTTTAAACTTAAAATCAGAAGAATTATCACCTAAAACTTTTACTTTTATTCCACCAGCTTCAACTTGTCCATGAGCTTGTCTTGGATTCATATTAACATTTTTAGATTTAGCAACGCTTTGTTTTAAAGCATCTGCTTTACCTTGTTCATAAAAGTGTTTTGCAACAGCGTCAGCATTCATTGCTGTAAATAAAGATTTGTGATAACCCTTAGCATCTGATAAAGTAGAATTTTTATCTAAAAACTTTTTAGTAAAATTATTTATGTTGCTTTGCGTTGTTTTAACCTCTTCAGCATTGTTTACATTAAACCTGTACTTTTTATCACCGACGCTGTATTCAAAACCTTTGAACTTGTCGTTAAAAACTTGATTAGTTTTTTGTGTAAAAATCTCAGAGTTCTTTTTAACTGTTTTTTGTTTTACTTCTGATTCTTTGTTATATCTATTAAAAAAATTAATTGCTTTCTGTTGTTCATTAGTAAGTTTACTTCCAGCTTTAATTTCTTCATAGTATTTGGACTTTTGCCCGTCCAGGTGGGCTCTAGCGTTGGCAACTTGCTCTTTTAACGCTAATTTTTTTCTTTTTATATCTTTTTCCTCGTCTACATCTTCATCATAAGAAAATGTATCTTCCATAAGAAAGTTTATTTCTTCTGAGTTTAAATGAGGTTTTGTTTGTTTATAATATTCGTATAATAAATCTTGATTATCTAGCTTGCTGTAATCTTGATTAAGCTTTACATAATCATTTATATCACCACCAGTTTCTTCTATAAAATCTACAAGTTTTTGTATATTTTCTGGTAGTGGTTTTCCAGTAGATTCAGATTCAGCTATAGCTTCTTCAACTTCTTCTGTTATTTCTTCAACAACATCTTCTTCTGTTATTTCTTCTAACGCTGGAGTTTCTTGTGCTTCTGCTTCCGGTTGTACTTCTTTTTGTTCTTGTACGGGCTCGGCATTTTCAGGCTCTGTAACCACTCCGCTGTTGTCAACGTTATCTTCTTTAGTTTCATTTTCTACTGGTTTGCTTAAATCAACAACATAATCGCCGTCTTCATTAACATTTGGTTTTTTTGTTTCTTCAACTTGTTCAGTTGTTTCTTGTGTAGTTTCTTCAACTACGTTTTCTTTGTTTTCTTCCATAATATAATATAATAATAATTAATAAATTTATTTAGCTGGTCCGAATTTATCTATGTTAAAACCACCACTCATTAAATCATTACCTGATGATTCAAAGTTTTTAGCAGGCTTATTGCTTTTTCTTTGCTCTATCAGTTCAGATTGTTGACTAGCTTGTATTTTAGTTCTTTTATCTTTTCTATCTTCTTTCTCAGCATCTCTTTGTTGCAGCCCTTGAGATTCAACACCTTTTAATTGCATGTTATACTGAAACTCTAAAGCCATAAGTTCTTTTTTCAACATAGCCTCTTGTTGCATTTTTTGAGCTTCCATTTGACCTTTCATTTGCTCTAATTGCATTTTACTTTGAGTAATAGCTTGTTGTTCTTGCATTTTTGCTTGTGAAGAAGCTTGAGCAGCTTGAGCATTTGCTTGTGATTGCGCTTGAATATTTTGCTGTTGCATAGCTTGGTCTTTTTCTATTTTCTTACCTCTTCTAAGTTTTAAAAGCTGATTAGCTAATTTTATATTTTTAATTTCTCTAAGATCTATAGCATCTTCAATATCTATACTTTTTTGTTGAATAGCCATTTGAATATTGTTTTCAAGCAATTGTTTTTCTTCCTCATCTGGTTGTAAATGTATAAATATACCAAAATCATATAAATGAAGTTCAGTCATTTCACCTAACGTAGCTACATTGTGTGCACCTATAGCTTGTATAAACGCGTCTCTAGTTGGAGAATATTCTATAATATCAGAAACTCTAAGCGATAATCTTTCAGCTGTTTCAACTGTTAAAAATAAACCTGCTTGTAATATATGTCTAGTTGCTGTATTTGAATTTGCAGCTGCTATTTTTTGTATACCTACTAATGCGTTTCTATCAGGTGTGCTACCGTCTCTAGCTTCGTTTAATCCGGTTACATCTCTTATCATCTGCAAGTAGTAATTATAATTACCTATAAGTGCTTGCATTTTACCACCACCAGAACCAGATTGTATTTCACGTATAGGAACTTTACCAGGATTCATATCTCCATCACTAGTAAAACTTCTACCTATAACACTACCAGTTTGAAAAAACATGTTTAATGCTTCTTGTGGACTATAGTTTGTGCCATTACCTAAATCTATTTCAGCAAGTCCGTCTGCGTCTAAATAAACACCATCAGGTATCATACGTGACATTACTTGCTGTAATTTTAAATGTGTAAGCTGAATCATATCAGCAAATCCTGTAATACGTTTTACTAAAGAGTCTATTCTACCTCTATACATACGAGGAGCAACAATAGCGTAATTCATTTTTACTTTAGTAAAATTACTTTTTGGCCTCATCATATTTGTAGCCATCTCCCATTTTAAAAGTTTATCTGTACCTAAAATTAAAGCACCTTCGTAAATAGTTTCTATTGATCTTAGTAGTTTTGAATATTCACCTTCTTTTCCTTCAGGTGGATTAAAATTATCATCTTTTGCTATAACTTTTTCAGATCCACTTTTAGATTCTTTAATTTTATAAACCTCGTTCATATAAGTTTTAAAATCAAAATATAAAACTTGTATTGTGTTTATATCTTCTTTTTTAGTAGAATACCTATTATTATGATTACTTCTATTATAATTTTTACTTCTCATTATTTCCTCAAGATCAGACTCTGTTAGATGAGGAAATTGTTTAGCTAATTCATTTACAGGTATAGTTTTAACTTCACCAACGTAATATATATCTTCAAAATAAGGCGAGTCAGTATAAGAATAAACTAAATTAGCAGGATCAACATATTCTACAGTAGCACCTTCTGATGTTGTAAAATTAGTTTTAACACAACCTATACCTAAAACAGTTAAGTCTCTATAAAAACGTTTTTTAATTAACTCATAATCACTACCCTCAAACAAAAGAGATAAAGCTTGTTCTTGAGCTATTTCAACAGCTTGTTTATATTCTAGCTGCATGTGTAAACCTAATTCTTCTGGTGTTTCTGGTAATTCTTTTATTTCGCTTTGTCTAGTGTTTATACCAAACTGTTGACTTGCTTGTTGATCAAACTGTTGCGTTTCCATATCAGCCATTACATCTTCCATGTACTTAGTACGTTTTTCAATACCGTAAGTATCTTGAGAAAAAGCTTGTATATCATATGTTCTTTCAGCTATGCCGTTTACAACTATATCTACAAATTTAGGTATAATTGGAACTGGCTTCCAGTCTAAATTTAAATAGGACAAATCACCATTTATAGATAACTCATCCTTATATTTTTGTATAGACTGCTCGCCTCTAGCATATAATCTTAAATTATGAAAATCGTTTCTATACGAGCTATATCTATTAGTTGTTCTTTCATCATTAAACCACTCTGTTTCTATAGCTTTAGCTACTTTTAAACCATAGTCATAGCTTAACTTTTCAGCATCGCTAACTGTTTGGCTTGGAAAATAACTTTTACTAGTATATGCCATATTTATTTTATTATTTGTGAATTATTTCCAGTGTTTTTATATCTAGAAATACTTATGTTTATTTTTGGTTTTTCAACCTTTGCGTTTGGTGTGTATAAATGTCTATTGTTTGCCATAATAGCTAAACCAGAACTTATGGATGCATCAAATTTTGTTCTTTTATTTATATCAAACCTACTCCAATCATTTAATAATTCATTAAAATATAAATCACCAAAACTACCATCTTGATTCATACCTACGTGGTCTTGTATATACATCTCTATTGCTGCCGCGTGAGCTTGTTTTATATCTTCACTAGAGTTTGGAATACCACCTATTTCTTTTTCAGCTACAGATAATTTGTTCCACAATTTATCCGGCCTGTTCATACTAAAACCTCTATAACCTCTTCTTCTTAAATAGTACAATAATCTAGGTTTGTTATTCTCTGCAAGTATAGGCATACCATAAAATACTAAAGCCATTAAAACATCTTCAAAAAATATTTCAGCCGTAGGTGGTCTTGATAAGTATTCTAAAAAAAAGCTATTTGCAGGAGCATCTTCCATGCTAAACCTAGTTAAACCGTGTAATGCTCCTTTAGAACCTATACCATCTACAGTACCTGATATATCGTAGCTATCACAACCAAATGCTCCCATGTGCTCATTACCAGGATATTTTATACCGTTTTTAAGTATCACTCTATTTTGTAATTGTTGAGACGGAACCCAACTAACTTTAAACCTACCTTTTTGATCTGGATAAAATATAACTTGTGTATCTTTTATACCGTTAACCCATTGAAAATTACCTTGAGTAACGCCTAACGATCTTGACATTTCTTCGTTGTAATCTATTTGCTCGTATATTTTAATTAAATTAAATATACTATTTTTTGTTTCATCTCTAAATGCATGCTCTGTAGTTCTAGGAAACTGTCTG